GAGACGTGATCTGGTTGGTTCTTCAGATACTCTCTTGCGAAGATCGTCGCTGGAGAAAGTCCTGTGGATGCATCATGCATGTCCAAAGGTATCGTTGCTGGCTTAATAGATTGCTGCTTGGCGCCATACTGAAGAATACGCTGATCAACAGGGTCAAACTCAGCACCCGCAAGGTTTCCACGACCTGACATGTTTGACTGACCCGCAGCCACAAACAAGTGGATTTCTCGAGGTCCTAAGAAGACATTACCGTCCCGTCGAACATCGAGATTCACTCGTCCTGCAGCATCCCGCAACCGCAAGACCGATGGATGGTTATCCGAGATGGGCTTTACCTTGGCGTTGCCTAGCAATGCTGAACCATCAGCGCCATCCACACCCAAGGCTACATACCCAGCTTTATCTATGACCCGAAAGCCCTTGTCGGCATTAAGCTCGGGGCTGGTTTCCTCAAGATCATCAATTCGATCATCGAGATCGGCGATAATGGGGTTCGCATTTACTGCAGCGGCAGCAGCTGCTACCACAGTCGGAGAAGCACCAATTACTTCTGCAATCTCATCGGAGTTTGCAAATGCCTCACGAACTTCTGGCGGGAAGTTAAAGAGCGCATCAACTGCGGGGAACTGATTGTATTGAGACATTAGGGCTCCAATATATAGAGGCCGAGGTGGCCGTTCGATTGTCTAGTGAATGGCCGACCTCAAGCCTCCATACGTTTACTCCTATTTTGAAGTGTTACAAAGTAACCCAAGCATTGGCTTTACGAATCTTTACGAGTCCGTTAGTGGTATCCATCATGATAGAACCATTATCTGCGGTGATGGTGTAACCATAAACAGGCCCTCGATAGCGTAAGAGCACCCCAGCAGTTGGGGTCACCAAGGCAGGCTCCCCAGAACCGGGAAGCGTAGCATTAAGCTCGTATGAAACATCCAAGAAGACGTTCGTGTACAAACCACCACTGCCGATTGCATTGAATCTAGCTCCTCTAACAACCGTAGAATTACCAATGATGGAAGTTCCTTCAAAGGAAACGTTCTTTATGGTTGTTGTGTCGGGAGTAAACTCAAGTGCATGAGTCAAGGCTGAGTGTATAAAGCCACCAATAAACTTTACATAAGCTACTGGATCACCACTGGTGTTGGTAGAGTCTTTACCCATCCAAATAGCGAACGTCTTGGTATCACTGAAATCGGGGTTAGTGACCTCAACATTAGTGACTGCACTCATGAACAATGCTGCTTGTGCCGAATACGTTTTGTTTCGCTTACGAACAACCGGACTAACCAGTCTTACACCTTTGGCATACCCGATGTTGAACTGACTAAAGTTATTAGTTCCCGAACCATCCGTATTGGCATCTTCTGCTGTGCAGTTATTAAAGTGAATGCCATAATGTAGATGCCCAATAGCACCTAGCACCTTGAATGCTCCGCCTCCAGTAGCTCCCGCACCAGCATTACCGGCGTTACGAGAGATGCAGTTATTGAAGGTGATGTCGAGAACTGAAAGTGCTCCACCGATTCGGAATGAATGCTCCGGCGCACCATCAACCAGCCAGTCATTAAAGGTCACATTGGTACAGGCATAGTCGTTTGCTTGAGCTTCCATAAGCATTGCATTCTGACCATTAGCACCAGTGGCAGATGGCGAAGTACCCGTGACCAAGAACTTGTTAAAGTCCGTGTTCTTGGTGTTAATGACATATACAGCAGTAGTGAATGTTGAAATGACAGCATTCTCAAATGTGCCTTTATCAACATTCAGGGTACGCATTGGCGATCGGAACCCTGTCAACTCAATTGAATTGATTCGGATATTCGACTTGGTAGTTGAAATATCACCAACCAAAAGCGCATTGGCACCCAGCTGATCAGGATTAAGAGAGGTTACCTTAATACGATCAATTATGGTATCCGAGCCATTGACATACACGCCTGCGTCATTGCTACCGCCACCCGTAACATCCAAATTAATGGAATCTACTCGAGTCCTATCGGATGTTCGTATCGCGTATGTGGTATTGTTCACCTTTTTTATGAATTTGCATCCATTAGTGAGCATCCTAAGGCCTACGGGCAGAACTAGACCAGCGACTACGTATGACTTTTCGCCACTGAAAACTAGCGGAACCCCAGCTGTTGCGGCTGCATTAGCTGCATTGAGGATCTTAGTGGTGTCATCGGTATTGCCATCGGCAGCCGGGGCATAGTCTTTGATATGAATTCCAAAGTCACCTTTAAGAACTCTTTGCGCGAAAGCGGCAATGAATTCGGGAGAGCTCAGAATACCCTCATTGACAACCGATGGGAACTGGTTATTACTGTCCACTCCGGGAACTGTGTCGAAAGTCATTAAACGTCCAATGTATAGAAACCGGCAGTTGTCGTTTCCCGAAGACGAGAGCGAGGAGTACGCTTGTACAGACCAACATCAGGATCACCTCGAACATCGAGCTTCTCTGAAACTACAAGCGCGTTAAGACCTGTTATCTCATTCGGCACGATCTCAAAGTAGAGCCACGGCATAATCTCCAGAAGATTCACTGGTAGCAGCAAACCTGACTCGACAAGTTCAGCGCCATAGAGATAATCCTCTATGATTGCTAGCGTCTTCTCTGAAACTCGTGTGGAGTTAATGACTAGGTGCGAAGTTGGACGCATTCCCGGAACATCGACTGGAGTAGTCGTAATATTCCAGCTAAACGTAAGGGGTTCGGTATCGTCCCCGATTGTTTGATAGCTTGCAGCAGTGGGTTGTGCAAGAGCGTTGTAGACCATATGGATTTTATACCCATGATCTACACCATCAATGTCATTACCGATACGTGTTCTGTACGAAAAACTAAAGGGTTGCCTAGGCTGCTGCATGAAATCGAGATCGCTAAGCGTTCCCGTTCCATCACAGATAGCAAACTCATCGGGGTATGTATATGCCTCGATTGTGGCTTCAAACTCTTCGGCGTTAGACCGATTGTAGAACTTTTGACCATCGAGGTAGAGTGCTTCCGCATCGCCACCACTAACCGTTTCATTTACGGCAGTAAGTCCATTCCAAGGAACTCCAGCAGGCTCGGTAGGTACATAAAGTACGCCACGATCCACGCCAGCTTCAAACAAACGTTCTCCGACATTATCCCAAGCGAGTCTTGTCATGCTTCCCCCTTCTTGGGATTAACCGCTAGTACCATATCGCTGTTTGCGCTCGGCATTAGCTTTCTGTCGTTGGGCGAGCATCTCAGCCTTACCCATTTTCTTTGGTGGTGCGTTCTTCTTGCTAAACACTTCGATCTGAGTAATCAGAGTTCTAAGGTGCCATGTTTCGCACTCTTTAGGAATCTGATTTGAGAACATCCAGTAGTAGATCAACTCGGCAGTGATGATTTCACGATTAGGTCTCTTTGGGCCTTTATCGCTAAACCATGTCGCAGTCATCTTCGCTTCGATGTAATCGTTGATCTTTTCGAAGTGTTCGCTTCTAAGTCTTTGATAGGCCTCGGAAGGAACATCGGGGGTCAGGGTCATAGCCTTGATATAACCGATAGCTTCTTCCGTAGATTTCTCTTCGGGGGATAGGAACGGCTTTTCGAATTCCTGCTCCCATTTTGAAAGAGAGACCAGAGAATGCTCCAAGTCAAGCTTAATCTCAGGCAGATCTCTAAACTCGCTCGTAGCTTCGTCGAAGATTTCCATTGCCGGAATAGTTATTGTAAGCATTCTCTGGTCTCCTTTCTTATTATGGGTTACGCTTCACGAAGAACGACAACCGGCAATTTCCCAGTACCTGTAGACCCCAAGGTCACAGTGGATGGAACAGGGAAGGAGCTGCTTGTAGCCTTAACATGCGGGACACCCGTAACCAACTTAAGAGTGCTGGTTCCCGTATTTAGACCCTTGTAGGTGGCTGTAGCATTATCTGTTGAAAGAATCACATAATATGTATTTCCAGCTACAAGAGATACTGCAGGGGATACTGTTTCGGTTGTTGTAGCATTAGCCGCTGGCCATGCGGTGGAACCTTTAGACCAAAGACGAACTCCTGCAGAATCAAGAATAGCGATGTCATAGTTTCCTGCTGAAACGCTACCAGCAAGCCATTCTAGAACAGAGATATTCATGTTTCTGTGAGGCTTTACCGGAACAGCCAAACCCATGTTGATGTTACCAATGACTGCCGAGCTACTACCAGCCAATGCCAGTGCCGCCACGACTGGATTGCTACCCACAGTCGAGCAGTAATCAAATTGTGTAAGTGAAGGATCTCCCGCAGCACCTTGGGCTCCGGGTTGACCCATACTACCTTTTCGAGGTAGAACTCCGGGAACAACCCAAACACGATCGAAGGTAACATCCGCGTTTGATATAGCAGCGCTATCGGCCCACAATGTAAGTCGAAGATAGCCTGCACCCACACTAGGCGTAAACGTTAATACTCGATAATGGAATCCGTCTCGAGCATAGGCGTAGTTATTCGAATTCAATGCCGATTGTACGCCATCCGACCAGCCTATGCGACCTTGTGTAACGGAGTCGGTAGGGGTTTTTGTATCACAACGAACTCGAACAATTGCGGTAATGGGCTTACCTGCCCATTTGGTTCGGAAAGCCGAATCAAATGACATGCGAATATAAGCAGCCGAGCTAGCATCAATAGCTTGAACTCTACAGCCATAACCATTACCTGTCACCGACTCGAAATATCCCGACCGAGTATCCTTGGTTACGGTAGCGTTATTAGATTCCCAACCAGAAGGGAGCGTACTTGTCCATATGGAAAAGTCACCATTGGTAATCAACTGATCACCGTTGGTTTCTAACGAACTAGGCTGCTGAGCTCGAATCGCGCCCGTACTATCATTATGGGTCCAGAAAGGAAGTTCCAACTGAGCCATAAGAGCTGAGCCATTAGGGGCCGGGGCATCCGCTGAAGTTGTCGGGTGAATACCATCCGACTTCATGTATTGAACCAGCGAACCGCCAGCTTTTGCAATGGTTGTAAGAAATAGCCGATGTAGGTCGATAACGCCATAGCCGCGCATAGCTGCTACTTGGGCGTAGACCCGATTCTTTTTAGCCATTTCTTTATCATCCCGATTAGGAATCTGAAGAACGCAGACAAGATCTGCAAAAGGAAGATCTTGTTTTATTGTTTCAGTGAATGCCAAATATTGCGTTCGCCAATGCACATCCAAAGATCCACCAGCAGTAGTACCTTCGTTCTTCCCATGGAGTAGTACAACGATGTCCGGAGATGTTGCCAAAAGAACTGGATACCGTGAACCCATCCCATAGGATAGATTCATTCCCGATACACTAAAATTCCAGAGATGGGTAACGAAAGGACCTCCGGAAGAATTACCGGTTCCTGTGCCCGTCTGAATAGTTACAGGTGAGCCCCAAGTAAGCCCTGTACTGGGATCGATAAGATGTGTTACATATGATCGTGATGGATTTAGTGCTGCACGAGCTTGAAAGAGCAAGTTGATGTGCTCAATTGTCTCATTACCAAGGGAGTCACCAATCCACAGCTCATTAAGATCGCGTTGATCTTCGGCTTCTAGTGACAGATATCGATGCGTTCCGGCTGCTGCCGTAGCAGGGCCTGCTAGATAATTAGCGTCTAGCGCAGCTTTGGTTGGGCTATCATTTACAACTTGAGCTTCTACCCCAGATGCAATGGCGTTTTGTACTTCATCCGAATCGACAAGGATTTGCCTAATCTCAGGAGAAAACAAGCCATTCGAATCGACCTCAGGGTAAATCATAAAGTTAACTGAATCAACCATTATTCTCCTAAGACTGAGAGACCGAAGAATGCTCCACTAAAGAACACTCTCCGGTCTCTCTAAAGGACGACTTAGAAGTCGTAACCCCAGTCGGTATCGAAGTTATCAGGGAAGGTGTAACCGGCAGCCGGGCGAGCCTCGACAATGGTATCTTCCGTGATCGTGACAGTACCGGTCTTCTTGACGCCATCGATGAAGTACTCGACACCGGTGACGGTCGGGATGGTGATGACCTTCGTGGTGCTGTTGTACGACGGAACCGTCGGGGTGACCACGGTAACCGAACCATCGAAGAGGGCGATTACTTCATCCGGAAGCGGAAGGCGAGGATCGTCCCCAGCCGTACCGTAAAGGATATCTTCCAACAGGCCCAGCTTGGTGGCATCGACCTTGGTGGAGTCGATGGTCAGAGTTGCAGTCGGCTTCAGGTTGCCACCAACAGCGACGGGGGTCGTAGAGATCTCCCAGCTGAAAGTCAGAGCTTCCGGAGAGTCGTTGATCGTGGTGTATGCCTTCTCCGTGGGAGCAGCCATAGCGCCGTAGATCAAGTGCAGCTTGTAACCGTGTTCCGTACCATCGAGGTCGTTACCAACCCGAGTGCGGTATGCCAGACCGAAGGGCTTACGTCGCTGCTGTCCAACATAGATTCCGGCAGAAGGCGTGGCAGTACCATCGCACTCTGCGAATTCTTCCGGATACGTGAAGGCTTCGATGGTCCCACCGAATTCTTCAGCCGACGTCAGGTTTACGTAAACCTGGTTGTCAGCGTACTGCTTGTTCGACTCAGCACCGGAGGGGCTCTCCGTTACCGATACCAAACCGTTCCAAGGGAAACCATCGCTGTAGGCGCCACCAGCATCCGTCTTGTAAAGGACGCCCTGATCTACACCTGCCTCGAAGATCCGTTCCCCAATTTCGTCCCATGTAACGCGAGTCATGGAGTTCCTTTCTAGGAATAAACGTTGTAAGCCGTGTGGTTAAGATTGTTAGCCACGTAAGCTCTTGAGAATCGAGCTGTCGGAATCGACGCAACGCCATCCCTGATATCACTATCGGGGGCGGTGGTTATAACGGTAACCAAGTAACGTTGCGACCGACTATAGGGACTGTTGTTTGCATGAAGCGCATCTTCATCATTCAGCTGATAACGAATACAGGGATACTGCATTTGTGTGGCAGATGGTTCTTGAAAATACACAGCAACTACTCCAGGAATAGCTACAAGCTTATCATGGAGTCGGAGGCGTCGGTCCGTTATAAACACCTCCTAGTCGCAAAACAAGGCGTGGTCGATTAATGTCTGCCCTTTCGATCTTCCACTTCTCGCCATTGAATTCAATCCAACGGATCTTTGAAATGTTCTCGTAAAGGTAGGCATCAGCGACCACAGAGATTGAGTTACCGATAGTGAAATCATCATTCACTTTGTCGGCGGACTCATTACTCTTAGAAAAACGAAGGACGTTCCCGGTGTAGTTTCGTACAACAGGAACGTCCTCCCAGATTCCGGGCCTAGTCTCTACAGATTCCGACGCATAGCCGATTTTACCGTAGAATCGTCCCATTTTGAAGGTTTACTAGACCGTGAAGGTCCAGGTCTTCGTGGTCAGCGGCTTGATGTAGTATCCATCCTTAGCCTCGGCAGTCACCGTGGTGTCTTCCGTGATGACGAAGGAGCCAGTTACGACTTCACCATCAACAACGAAGTCGATGCCCGTGACAACCGGGATCGTTACGGTGTCGGTTGCGCCATCGAAGGACGGAGCCTCAATGGTGCTGACTTCGGTACCCGTAGCGCGAGTAACAACGATTGCAGACTTCGCCTTGGTCAGCGCACCGGAGATGCGCGTTTCCATCAGGTACTTTTCCTGGTTGAAGTCGATGTCGAAGTCCTCGAAGAACGAGATCTCGCCACCCTTGTTTGCACCGATGGTGTAGTCGGTGAGGTTAACGATGATGCCGACCAGAGTAGGCTCGTCGTTGAAGACCTCAACAGAGACGATCTCCTTGACACGCAGCGCGGAGGCAAGCTCAGCTTCGGTGTTGTAGAGACGACGGCCGAAGCCATCCTTCTCGAGGAGCAGTTCGGTGAGGAACTCGTCCGTGGTGTAGAAGGTCGGGGAGCCGGCGCCACGGTAGCCAACGCGAGAGCGAGTGATCTCGTCGATTGCGTCACCGGGAGCGGTGTTCGCAGCCATCTCGTGCTTGATCGCGTAGAGGTCGTTGTCCTTGAGGATGGAGCGGATGCCCACACCATCAAGAGCGCCAGCTGGGTCCTTGATCTTGTCCGGGGAGTTGGATGCACGGCCGTCACCGATGAGGATTGCGCGAGCGATTTCCTCGTTGAGCATGAAGCGGATTTCCCACTTCAGCCATGCCACGACGTCGAAGTCAACGATGTCGATGATGTCGTCACGGTCAAGCTTCTGCTTCTTGTAGATCGTGGTCGGGCCGGTCTGACGCTTGAGCAGCGAGATGACTTCATCAGTCTTCTCGTTACCCTTGACGTAACCACGAGCACGGGCTTCAGGGCCGGTGAGGTCTGCGAGCAGAGTCTTGATGCGGGACATCGGGGAGTGCTTCGTTGCGGCAAGAACGCGACCGACCCAGTCAGTCTGACGAGCCAGCAGCTGAGGCTGGTTGTCCAGGTTCTTGAAGTCCGGGAAGAAGAAGTCGATGTCCTCGATGCCGTAGTCGGCGTGTTCGAGGTGGTCGTTCATGAAGGCCTTGCGGTAGGATCCGCCGTAGTTCTTGGCCTTCTCGATGATGCCCTGCAGCTCGTCGTGAGAGAGGTGCGGCTTCTTGCGCTCGAGGGTACCGGTGCCGCCAATGCGACGACCGCTGTGGGTGAGAGTGCCGCCGTTAGCAGCGTCTTCGAAAGCGTTGTGAGTCACTTCTGTGCCTTCCTGAGAATGCTGGATGTTTTCGTTGGAGGAATCGGTGGTTTCCGTTGCTGCGTCCTCATTCGAGGTAGCTGCGCCATCTTCGCTGTGTTCTGCGGAGTCGTTTCCTTCCCCTCCAGCTTCTTCACCTTCTTTGCCTGCGAGCTGGCTGACAATGATGTCAACTGCACGCTGCTGCTTAGGCGTCATCGATTCATAGATGTCTTCGAGAGTCTCGTTGTCATCGCTGTTTTCGTCGGCGCCGGCTTCGGCATGTACGAGTTCTTCTTCCCATTCCGCAGGCAGATCAGCATGTTCGATCGGCTCATTGGGATAGATGATGAACTCATCCGGGTTAATAACCTTGTCGTCGCCATGCTGGATGAAGACGTTGTCGATCATTGCTCCGGGGTTCGCACCGTTAAGTACGAGGCTGACTTCCTTGATGTTGCCGTGGAAGACATTACCGTCTCGCTCTTTGAGCTGACGAGCATGAATTGAGAAAGCCTCGACGTCCTCGTGCTCGATAGCAAGCTTAACTTGCTGAGCGCGGGAACCCTGGTTAAGGAAAGCGTATGCGTATACACCTTCGGCGCGGTTCTCGAGAATTGCGTGGCCCAACACATTGGAAGGGTCCGTACGGTCGTGCTGCCAGAGCAGGGGTACCTTGGCCTTGTCCTGATGCTTGAAAGCGTCAGTCATGATTGTGCGACCATCGGTGCACACTAGTCCTGCTCGGGTTGCCCATCCGCTGAAGTCTGGCTTTGGGGTGTCTCCCATTTTGAAGGATCGCTCCTTTCTTCGGTCGGTTCGGGTTTCGGTGGTGTCTGGTCTGGCTGCGGAATGTTCGAGTTGTAAAGCATGTTCGCTTTCTCGTCCTTAAGAGGTGCGCGACCAAAGATGCCACGTACTTCATTGCGGACGAGAACTTCATTGCGAGTCAGCTTGTCAGCGAACTCCGCCGCCTGACTCATCGGGATCGACTTGAGAGGATCTCGAAGATAGATCACCGATTGCCGTTGGGTAATTGCGGTTTCGGTCAGGAAAGTGCGTGTCATCCCTTCTGTAACAGCAGCCAACATTGGCTCGGTCGTACGATTGTAGTATTGGATCAGCTCTTCTTCACCAGCTGTACCCTCCACTACACCCTTGGGCAGGCCGACCTCGGAATACAGGCGGTCTGTCAAGTATTGAACCTGCGCAAGAAGATTATTCTCCGCAGGACGGTTGAGCTGAGTAATCCGCTCGGTGCCATCGGCATAAGCAACGCCGTACTTAGAGCCAGACATCTGGTCCTCAAGGTCTTTACGACGTGCTTCAGCCTGCTGCCTACGAGTCTCACTCTTAATGACGTAAGGAAGCTGAATGATGATGTCCAGTTTGCCCGAACTTGTCTGTTCGTCAACGTGATCCAAAAGATTGAGCTTTCGGATTAGACGTTGAAGTGTTGAGTTCGTCGCATTCATGATGGAGTATAGAGGATTCTCTATAATCGCCACTAGCTTCTTAGGCTTCATAAGTGTTTGGAACTCGCCGGTAGCATCGTTGTAGACGCTAACTTCAACATCTCGTGGATACCACGCTACGATTTCACCGATTCGCATAGACGCAATGTCATACGAACCTTTTTCACCCTCGTGAGGGTTACCGACAGTATCGATTGGAACAATAGCGATAGTTCCCTTGTCGCACATCTGTTCGAATATATCTTGTCGGAAGTGACGAGCACCTTGATCGAGGTTTGCTTCAACTGTAAGACACCGATTCAACTTACTTCGGATTACTTCCACGAACTGATCGTTCTCATCCAACCGCACGTGCTTGATAGGCACAGAGGCCGCATCCATGGCGATACGAGTTTTAATCGTGTTCAACATGGAGCGATCATTACCGCGTCGATTCCTTATAGCATCCGGTCTGTGTCCGTAAGATACAGTGCTACCCGTACGGAAGAATGCGGGTTCGACTTCGGCTTTTGGTTGATCTTGAAATGCGTTCCAACCATGCGTCAAACTACGTGACAGTCGGTCGAGAAGTTTTACCAAGGTTCACCTCCTTTCTAATCGAATGCTTCCTGGTTTGCTTTGTATGCGACATAGGCATCCATTAGAGCGGAGACGTTGTCGATCTTTCGTTCGTTTCGCTTCTTCATGAGCTTTCGGTTACCATTGGTATCCTCCATGACAAGCGCATTTCCCATGGTGTACATCAGAAGCTTTTCATCGAATTGCAGAAGGCGATCCGTACTCATAGCTTTCAGTTCACCAAGGGGGACAGACTCAGTACGAGCGCCCTGAATAACCTTCTCTACGCCGAAAGCACCGTTCTCCTGTTGCCAGCGATCGATAAACTCACGTGCGTTATAAGGGTCATACCCAACAGCCACAACTTCATACTCGTGCTGCTGAATATGCTTATCGAGGTCATCGAAGACCTCCATCATGTCGAGGACTGTGCCCTCCAAGACGTGCAGCGAATCTTCGTCTAGAAACTCTTGGTATTTGGCTCGAGGAGATGAGCCCAGTCGGTCGAGAGTTCGACGAGAAATGTAGCTTCGTGTCTTGATTCCGAAACCGCCCCCTCGTAAGGGGAAGATAAACGTAAATGCACAGAAGTCGTCACCCTGCGAGAGGTCAGCACCCATAGCACACAATGCCCGATCGTAACGATCCTTCTTGTGTACGTCGAACGTGGGCTCAGTTTCTTCATAAGTGAAGAAGTAGGTGTAGCCTTCCATGGGAATGCCAAACCGTTTTGCTAGAATATCGTTGCGGGACGCTGGAGCACCTTCAGCTCGAGCCACATCACGATGGTACGTCTCATAGGAGACCGTACGCCCTATATTGGGTTGAGCTTTGACCCACATTTCGGGCATAGCTACTTCTTCAAGGCTGTCGAGCTTGTAGTGCCAAATAGAAACGTGGTCCGCTTCCATCTGACCCTTCAGGATCTTCATCAGTTCCATCTTGACAGTGTCGCCACTACCATTACGAACTGTACCTTCGGAGGATATAGCTACAATTAGGTATTCATCGTGTTTGCTGGCCCCTTGCTCCAGCGCTCCCACAACATCTTCCTTAACATCACCGGAGAGCCACTCGTCAACTGTTACAACATGAGGGCGAGCCCCTTGGAGTTTGTCGATCTTCATTGGACGGACCTCGAGAATCGAGTTCGTCAGGAAGTTCTGAATCCCCTTTTTAGTGGATGCTAGTTTGACCTTCTCGGCTCCACTGCCGGTGTTGCTATGAAGCGAACCGTTCGTCAAGAATTTGAAGTACGGTCCTGGAGCACGAGTGATAGCAGTCCTGAACGGCGCCATAACCTCATCGGCCTGCTTCATGGTCGGAGCAGTAGTGATTTGGCTAGTTGTTCTGGTGTCGATGTTCAGGAAATATGCTTGAATACACTCGGCGTACATGGATTTGGCGGCACCACGAGCAACAATCAAGTACTGCTTCTTACATAGACGCAGTTTGACTACTCGGGTTTCGAAGTGACCTTCGCCGCCTTCGGGGTTGGGCACAAAGACTGGACGCTCATCGTAATAGAACCACGCAAGAGCTGCTTCTGCCCAAAGTTTAAAGGTATCGAGAAGTTTCAACGGCTGACCGTCGGTGAGTGTTAACTCGTTCTCGCAATAAAGAATGAAACCGTCAATTGCCTTGTCGTCATAATAGTAGCGAGGGTCGGCAATGAGTGCATCGATGCGGTTCATCTCGAGTGAGATTTCTTCATTGACAGGAATATGTCCGTCTATTACTTTTTGACGAAAGTTTCCATAATGAATTGGTACCGCAGTGTTCGATAGAGTCAAGCCGACCCTCCCTTCTAACTATGATGCTGGTCGAGCAGCGTTTGCCGCTTTCTGTGCTTCTCGAATTAGGCCAGCCTGTTTGGAGAGAGCTCCAACGCGAGATGAAACACCAGGAACGATTACGTTAGAGACCAAGTTCTTCGCCAGTTCGTCACCGGTTTGAGCAAGAATCTTCTTAACCATCTTCTTACCAGGGCTGTCTGCGTTTGCCGAAAGCTTTTGGTATTCCTGCTCCATCTTAAGTCGGTTAATTCGACCCTTGAGCTCATCATCAGACATCAGTTTAAGCTGATTCTTCTTGATCTGCCCATGAATGGACTTAAGCTCTTTCTTGGAGCTGGTACTGATTTCTCCAGTGTGCGCGTTGACCGAAGTCTTACGCGGGTTGAAGGAGATCTCAGCGGACTTGCCCGATTCGGAGTTGGTAACTTTCACCTTTGCCGATTTGGACTTTCGACGAACACCCCACTTCTGGCCTTTAACGCCCCAGTGTTTCAGGAAGTCATCGAGATCGTCCTCGCCAAAATGCTCAGCGAAAGCTACTTGATCGAAATCGTAGTGCGAGAAGAAGTCGGTTGCTTCGAATACTTCACTCGCCGCTTCTTCAAGAGTTTTTGCCTTGAGGGTATCAGGGAGTGGCAAGCTTCTTCTCCTCTGCGTAGATGTTGAGTCGCCATTCGGCTTCGTTGGCTGTGTTTTCCATAGCCGTTATACCGAAAGAGGTCTCAGGTGGATCGAAGGACAGTTTTGCCCTGTAGAATATGAGCGTTTTGACACCATTGAGATTAGTATCTCCAAGGGTGAACTCATCCCACACATTCTCAGGTCCTGTGATCTGATATGCAGCAGTTGTAGGACCAACGCCCAGTTGATGCAGCTTCGAAAAGGTAGCATTGATGAGCATTTCGATGTCGATGTCGAAAACATCGTAATCGGGGTCTATACCAAGCAATCTTTTGGTGCTATTGAGGATTGAATCCTTAACAGATGGTGTTTCATCGGCCATTACCTACCCCCATTCCCATGACTTCAAAGATGATTGTCGCCAACTGAACAAGGAAGGCAAAGAACGTAAACAAAAGTGCATAGCCCAGTAAAGTGGCCACAGACAAAAGAAGATTGAGCAGAATACGATCCCGCTTTATCCTATGCTGTAGGCTGCTCATCGGGTTCTGTGCTTGATGGCTTGCCGATAGAGATCGTAGCTTCCAATTCGCCAACAGAATTTCGGAATGCTTCGTTGATGATCTCTTCGATCTTTTCAACCGTAACGGTTCCTTGCATGGCGACCTGAAGTGCTGCCGAGAGTCCCTGAAGTGCGATGCCCTGCTTCAGAAGGAGCGTCTTGGAATCGGCATCTTCCTGAATCCAATGGATCTGTTTGCCATCGCGAATAACCGGGTATTCAGCTACTCGTCGAGGAACATCGTCGATTAGTTTCTGGATGGATGCCGTGTAAAGCATCGAGGATCCACCGATGATAAGGGCTTCTTTAGCGGCCTTGGCATCTTTTGCAGCCTGAACATCACGAGCGCGATCTTCGTCTGTGTACATATCGTCTTCCACCTCTCCTTGTGGTTGAATTGTGTCGATGAAGTATGGTGT